TGATACACCGGATGTACCGGCAGAAAAACCAGTCGAGGCTGCACCAGTTCAAGCAGCTCGCCAGATTATTCGCCCATCCGTATTAGACAGCCAGACAGTCCGTACACCGATTACATCTATGGCCAAGTACACAGAGCATAAGATCAAGGCTGCCCTAGGCAACCAGGATTCAATGCTTTACATTACTGCAGCCGATGATGATTTCAGCACTAACCCAGCATTTAGCCCAACACAATACCTATCAGAATTTCCAACAAATACACGTTTTGGAACACCATCTATTGATGCATGTTCACGCGGCGTATTGCCAGCAAGCGGCATGACAATCAACGTGCCATCTCTGGTTACATCAGCAGGCGGTAAATCAGGTGTTGCACCAGTTGTAACAGTTGAAGCCGAAGGCGGCGCAGTACAAAACACAGGTATGGTTACTGAATACCTATCAGGTACAGTTAATAAATATTCAGGTATGAACACGATTTCAATCGAGCTCTTGGAAAGATCGGATCCGAATTTTTATTCCGAGCTTACACAGCAACTTCAAAATGCATATTTGAAAACACTTGATACAACAGTTAATGCTGCACTTATTACAGCTGGTACTGTTGCAACTACTGCACAAGCTGCTACATCTGCAGGCATTATCGGTTACGCATCAGAAGCTGCTCGCCTTGTATATGAGGCAACTGGTTACTATGCACAAAACTACATCGCCAACGGATCACAATGGCAACTACTTATGGGTGCATCAGATACAACAGGTCGCCCAATTTACTCAGCATCACAGCCAATGAACGCAGGCGGTTTAACTCAACCTGGTTCAATCCGCGGTAACGTATTAGGTCTTGATCTATACGTAGATAAGAACTTTGCAGCTACTACAACAGTAGATGACTCAGCGATTATCCTTGCGCCAGAAGCATTTACAGTTTATCAATCACCACAGGCTTACATGTCTGTAAATGTTGTAAGCAACCTACAGGTACAGGTAGCGATCTATGGCTACATGGCAACAATCGCCAAAATGCCAAAGGGAATTATCCGCTACAACTTCACCTAAGAAATAACCCTAATAGTCGGTAGGACATTAGCCCTTTGTCCTACCGACCCCTACTAAGTAAGGAGTACCGATGCCAGCTAGTTACGTTACCGTAGCCGAGCTACGTGCCAATTTAGGTATCGGTTCTCTTTACTCAGATAGTACGGTGGAAGATTGCTGCCAAGCTAGTCAGGATCAAATCAACAGTTTCCTTTGGTTTGATTCTGCGCCAGTCGTGGGGACTGCATTGGTAAGTAATGTTGCAACCGTAATGATCGCTAACCCCGGCATATTTACTACAGGCGAGACAGTAAGTATTGCCGGGGCTGGATCAACCTTTAACGGCAGCTACACAATTACTGCAACTATTCCATTTTCCACAGGTACATCTAATATTTTGCCAGCGTTTAATATGCAGCTTAACTATTACCAATACCCACAAGGTTATAGTTTTATTCAGTTTGCTAAGGTTGCTGCCGATCAGAATTTTAGGCGCGTACTGCCTTATGGCACAGCTACAGGCGCAGATACAAAAACTGCTACCTACGTAAATACAGCAAGCGTTAGAGAAGCTGCAATGATCTTGGCAGTAGATATTTGGCAAGCGCGTCAGGTATCTCAGACAGGCGGCGTAGGACTAGATGGCTTTAGCCCTAGCCCGTATCGCATGGGCAACAGCATGATAGGCAAGATACGCGGCCTACTAGCCCCGTACATGAACCCGAATAGCATGGTGGGGTAAATGCCTACGGCAGCTATTACTACGTTGCGTAGCACGATTGCAACAGCACTTACTAACAATGGAGTCTGGTCAGTATTTAGTTTTCCGCCAGCCACAATTCTTGCTAACAGCTGCATAGTTTTGCCATCAGATCCGTATATCACGCCAAGTAATAACAGCTACGCGACCATATCGCCCCTGGCTAATTTCAAGATTTTATTAACTGTGCCAATGTTTGATAACCAGGGCAACCTGCAAGGCATAGAGGATTTTATCGTTGCAGCCTTTGGGCTACTAGCTGCATCATCCATTGTATTTAATGTAACCAGCGTTAGCGCGCCCGGTGTATTAAATGCTGATAGCGGCGACTTACTTACCGCTGAGTTCACCATATCCATACTAACGAGCTGGAGTTAAAGACATGTCACTAACCGATGAGGAAAAAGCGTTTTTGGTCAAGATCGGACAGATCGAAGCCGAACCAGTAAAAGAAACAAAACCAAAACCAACCGAGAAAATAGAGGAATAGCAGATGGCCATTTATTTATCCAATGGTGTCGTAGTGACTTTGAACAGCGTTGCACTAAGCGACCATGTAACAATGGCTACGATTAACCGCGTATTTGATGAACTTGAAGTAACAGCAATGGGCGACACAGCTCATAAATTTGTTAAAGGTTTAGAAGCAAGCACTATTCAGCTTGACTTCTTATCTGATACAGCTGCATCTAATGTAAACGCAACCTTGCAAGCTGCCTGGGGTACAACAGTAGCCCTAACGCTAAAGCAGACAAATGCGGCTACATCTGCTACCAACCCGTTATACAGCACTACTGTGCTTGTAAATAACACACAAGATATAAATGGTGGCCCAGCTGATATTGCCACACAGAGCATTACCTTTACCTGCAATTCAGCAATAGTAATTACTACTGCATAACTAATAGAACAGGGGCTAACAAATGGCTAAGTTAAAGATCACTAGGGCCGATGGCGCAATATCTGAGCATCAGATAACTCCATCGATCGAATACGCTTTTGAGTTATATGCTAAAAAAGGTTTTCACAAAGCTTTTAGAGATGACGAGAAGCAGTCAGATGTTTATTGGTTAGCGTGGGAGTGCATAAGAGCTGGCGGCGAAACCGTGCCTATGTTCGGCGCAGAGTTCTTAAAAACATTAAAAAAGGTTGAGGTTCTGGATGATGACCCGGAACTATAGGGCGTGACTCGTTTACTTACTTGATTGCACGAATCAGTTTGGAAACGGGAATACCGCCTAAAGATTTAATTTCGTTAGATAGCAGGATGTTTGCAGCACTACTGCAGGCGATGAAAGATAGAGCTAAGGAGATGCAAGATGCCAGCACAGGTAAAAGGCGGCCTCGCACTTCGTAAAGCCCTAAAGAAATTTACGCCAGATCTAGCAAAAGAAACGCAAGCAGAAATGGCTAGTTTGCTGAAACCTATTGCCACAAAGGCTAAAGGTTTTATTCCACGCCAGGCACCACTTTCAGGCTGGGGTAAAGCATCGGGTAATGGCAAATTCCCGATATGGGATGGCGCAGCAGCTAGAAGCGGCGTGGGTTATAAGACCACACCTAGCAAAGTCAATAGAGCAGGCTTTAGGGCATTAGCCCGTATTCAAAATGCATCTGCATCAGGTGCAATTTATGAGACTGCTGGCCGCGTAAATACATCTGGGCGTGAACAAGCAAAGATGCGCGAGGTTGTAATCCCTACTTATCGCCGTGATACCGGGGCTGGTGAGTATCGCTATATGACAAGCACAAATAAAAAGTATGGCAAGAGCAATAACCCAGAGGCAGGTTCAATATTTGTACAGGCCATCAATCAGTACGGCCGTATCGTAGATGCTAACGATCAAACAGGTAGAGGCCGTAGATCACGCAAGATGAAAGGCCGCGCAATCTTTCGCGCATGGGCTGAGGATGGCGGCAAGACTAATGCAGCTGTATTAAAAGCCATTGAGGTATCTCGCGATAAGTTTAATAAGGCTGTGGGGTATAACTAATGGCCGTTGATCCATCAGTAAGAATTGATATAGCTGCTGAATTTACAGGCAAAAAAGCATTCAAACAGGCAGACACCTCTACAGCTCAATTAACTAAGAATGTTAAAAACTTAGCTAAGACTTTTGGAGTTGCATTTAGCACGGCTAAAGTATTGGCCTATGCCAAGGCCTCAATAAGGGCTGCAGCAGCTGATCAAAAGGCACAGCAACAGTTAGCCCTAGCCTTAAAAAATGTAGGCTTAGAACGCGATGCAGCAACCGCTGAAGGTTACATTCAGCGCATTGAAAAAGAGTTTGGCATTGTCGATGACAAGCTGCGCCCGGCGTATGTAAGGCTGGCAATCGCCACACGCAATACAAATGAAACTCAGCGCCTTATGGGTATTGCCATGGACATCAGCGCAAATACTGGTAGAGATTTAGAAGCTGTAACTTCTGCATTATCTAAAGCCTATTTAGGCAATAACACTACGTTAGGCAAATTAGGCGTAGGCATATCTAAAGCCGATCTAGCAACAAAGTCATTTCAAGATATTACCGATCAGCTAGCTGTTACCTTTGCCGGTGCTGCTAAAAGTTCTGCTAGTACCTTTGCAGGATCAATAGATAAGTTAGCAATAGCCTCAAATAACGCTAAAGAGATTATCGGTACAAGCCTGATAGGCGCGCTGCAATCTTTGGGCGAAAATGACAGCATGGCTACGCTTAGTAGCGATATAGAAGGCGCAGCAAAGTCACTTGCTAATTTCGTAGATTCAGTTGTATATCTAAAAGAGCAAATCAAATCTATCCCTGGTGCTGGCATTTTTGGTTATTTATTTAGTGGCGTTACTGATCTACTAGGTAGATTCAGCCCACAACGTCTAAGCGAATTGATCAAGGCTATCAAGGGATTTCAGGGCATGGGTAATGTAGCCATGACGGGTGGCTCAAATATGGATACACAAAAGTATCTTGCTGAGCAAAAGAAAATAGCAGATGCCAAGCTAAAAGCTGACAAAGATGCTAGTGCTAAAAAGGCTTTGGCGGATAAATTAGCAGCGGCTAAAAAGTTAAAGGCAGATAAAGAAGCAGCAGCTAACTTGGCAAAACTGTCGCAAGCTGCTGCACTCTTCGATCTAGACAGGATTCAAATTGAGGCCGCGCTAAAAGGCAAGATTAACGAAGAAGAAAAAACTCGCTTACTTCTCATGCAAGCCGTCTTAGAGGAAGATGCTTCGACTGCAGAAAACCTAGCAAAAAAACTCGCAGACATTCAAAAGATTAATTTCCAAATTGCTGCTGATCTTGCAACCATTTCTTTGACTAAAGATCCATTTATGACATGGGCAGGTAGTTTATCCTTAGCCTTAGTTGAACTTGGTAAATATAACAAAGTCTTAGCCGATGTTCCTAATTTAGTTCCGGGAGTTAATTACAATCCTAAGCAAAATGCAGATCGTAATTATGATGATAAAGTCGCAGCAGTAACAGCCACTATTGAAGCATTAGCTGAGGCAGATCAAATGCCAGAAACTAACAACATACCTACTCCAGCAACGACAACCAATAATCCTACGCCTTCTAATGATCTCTATGGCTTCTCCTTGCCAGATTACCTTAGAAGTGGAATGAACTTTGCAGGTGGCGCATACACTTCACCAGCAACAGCACCAGCACCTATTACAGTTATAGTAGAAGGCTCAGTATTAGATGGTGATGACTTTACCGAGAAAGTAAATATGGCTTTTCTAAATGCCCAGCGTAAAGGTTTAACACGATCTCCAGCAGGGGCGATAGCGACACCATGACTTTCCCAATAGTAAATGCGGTTATTAACTTTAGTACCGGGCCATCCTTTACCCAGGCCATGATCCTAGACTCAGGCATTTTAGGTACTAACGTATTAGCAGACTCAGCATCCTTAATTGTCGATGTAAGCAACGTGGTAGATAGCATTAACACTAGGCGTGGTCGATCTGCTACAGCTGATGAATTTCAGACAGGTACGCTAACCCTGCGCATAGTTGACCAGAACGGCGACTTTAATCCACAAAATTCTAATAGCCCCTACTTTGGCAATCTAACGCCAATGCGTAAGGTGGCAATATCGGCTACCTATGACGATGTTGTATATCCAATATTCTCAGGGTTCATTACTAGCTATACAACTAATACGCCGCGTAACGCTAACGACGTTGTATACA